CATCGATGCCCAAGATCGGCTCACGGCTGTCGGACTAAGCAGCATACCTGCATGGTTTAGGCCGCACCATATCCTTTCGACAGGCGAGCAGTATCGAGCTAATGTGGCGCGATCGTTAAAAGACGGCGCGGTAATCGATGAGTTTACCAGCGTAGTAGATCGCAGTGTTGCTAAATCGTGCTCCACGGCGCTTAATCGATACATCAAAGCCAAAGGTGTAAAGAACGTGGTCTTTGCCTCATGTCATTACGACATCATCGAATGGCTTGAGCCCGATTGGGTGTTCGACACCTTTACGGGAGAGTATCTCCCAAGGGGGTCACTTCGGCGACCCGAAATTAAGTTGGATCTCCTACCTTGTGGGTCAGAGGCGTGGGCAATGTTCCGCAACCATCACTATCTCTCAGGAGACCTTAATAAAAGTGCTCGACACTGGTTATGTGTGTGGGGAGCAGTTGCCGTTGGTTTTACCTCGGTGTTAGCGATGCCCAGTGGAACCCTAGTCAACGCGTTTAGGGGCCATCGGACCGTGGTGCTTCCTGACTACCAAGGCTTGGGCATTGGCGTTCGCATGAGTGACGCCATTGGGGAGATATACGTTAGGGAAGGCAAACGATACTTTAGTAAGACCACCCACCCTCGTATGGGTGAGTATCGAAATAAGTCAGACAAGTGGAAGGCCACGTCTAAAAACATGAAAAAACGCGGGAGTTCAGGTGCCAACACTATGTTGGGATGGGAACCTCGGACCGTCTTTTCTTATTCGCATGAATATAAAGGAGAATAACAATGATTGAAAAATACGCTAACCAATTAGGGTGGACTGACTGTGAACCGCACGAAATTGTAAAAGAAGTCTCGAAGATCACCCTCGAAGTCAAAGCCATGCATTCTGAAAAGGATGAATCGGTCAAGATGAACTTCCAAGTAGGTGGGTTCTCGGCCCACTGCATTAATAATTACGCTCAGAAATGGATCATAACGTCATTAGACGACGCCACTGTATTCCGCATCCGTTACAGTAAGGCTAAACAAACGTGGTGCGACAAATATGGACGCCGATACGAATTATCAGATGCGCCTCATAAATTTTACGATTACAATTTTTAAGGAAAAAAAACCATGCAACAACCGCACGGCAACACTGGCAATCAACACGCCATCAAAACAGTCAAAAAAACCTCAACAGTCGTCTTACGCTGTACATCGGAAGAAAAATCCAAATGGGTTAGATGTGCAAACGGAAAAAAATTGTCTCAGTGGGTTACCGAAACTTTAAATAAAGGATCAATGCGATGAATAAAAATCTAATTTCAATCGACGAAGTCTGCGCCATCGTCAACTGCTCTGCACCCACCATTTATCGGCGGATAAAAGATAATAAGTTTCCCGCCGCGAAAAAAGTGCCAGCCATCAAAGTGCGCGGCCCTCGAACCATACATCGATGGGACAGAAAGCAAGTGATGAAGTGGTTACTTGAAGGGAACGAAAAAAAATGGACAAAAAATCGCATTGCAATCGGGGCCTACGTTGATAGCGAATCAATCATCGCGGACGCCGAACAACGTATCGCGCCACCCGTTCGTCACGATATCGATTGGAACATGGCAGCAATCGCCAGTGGCCTCGTCTGTCTGATCGTCTACGTTTATTTTTTAACTTAGGTAGGTGGCTCACCAACCACGGCACGAGACTAGGACTCTCGAGGGGATAGCTGTGGCTAGTGAGCCAAGTTTTGAGTATAGCGCATCGCGGCTCGGGGAACATATTAAACGCCGTTTGTGTATATAGGAGCTGAAAATAAAAATAAAAGTTTTCTCTTCATATAGGCGTAACCAGTGTAACCATGTAACTTTGCTATCTCATCCCTGTGTATATAGGGTTCTCAGAGGTAACACAAGTATCAAACCAATATGTAACGTACAATAAGTTTATGTAACCTTAAATGCAAAAGTGCGTTAAGCGGGTCTGAGATTTTTTTCTTTAAAAAATATTTCTGAAGCTGCATATACAGAAGGGGCTTTTTAGGCCAAAATGATAGGGTAAGTCACTCTAACTAACTGGAATAGTAATGCCTACAAAAGAAACATCCAAGTTCGTCCCCGAAGTCGTCAAAAAGACACGTGGTCGGCCCAAGTCCACTAAAAACCAACCTCTGACTCGAAAACAAGAACTGTTCGTCAAAGAATTGGTCTCTAAAGACGGCCAGATCACTATGCGAGAAGCTGCTATCAATGCTGGCTACCCAGCTAGTTCTGCTCACACTCGAGCGTATGAACTAACAAATCACCATATCAGTCCCCATGTTGTTTATGCCATTAAATCTTATAGACAAGAACTAGATGAAAAGTTTGGCGTCACCTACCAGCGTCATTTACGTGATCTGCAATCGATTAGAGATTTGGCACTAACCAATGGTGCGTATTCAGCAGCAGTGCAAGCTGAATATCGCAGAGGCATGGCGCAGGGCGACATCTACGTCAGCAAATCTGAAATAAGAACTGGCACTATCGACAGCATGAATAAAGACGAAGTTATGAAAGCACTTCAGGAAATCAAGGAATCTTATGCGCCCATCACTATCGACGTTACTCCCGAAAGACCGAACAATTCCTCGAACCGCAACAAAGCTAGAAAGCGACTTGTGGAAAGTGATGAAATTAGCACTGGCGAAGAGTCCGAGAACTTGGAAAACGACTCGGATTGAGACGTGGGCTATGCCCGGCGTCCCCGATGTTTTAGCTTGTGATGAACAAGGCCGTTTCCATTTTATAGAATTGAAAGCCACCAAAGGAAATGCGGTAGACTTGCGACCACATCAAGTTGCGTGGCTAAGTAACTACGGCTATGCTAGCGTTTGGGTGTTGGTCAGGAAAGCTGCGACTAAAACTCAGCCTCAAAAGATTTACCTTTACCACGGTAGTTCTGCTATGGATCTAAAAATGGAAGGGTTAAAGGTTGAGCCTATTTATTATGCCGAGGGGGACTTTGATTGGGATGCGATATTAAGTTTGATATCTCCCATACAATAGTATAAAGTTGTATAGGTCAGCGGGCAAAGCTGGCCTAACTAATTGGAGTACTTATGTTACATCGAGAATTAAACACCATTGAAGAGCTTGAGTTTGTTGAGTGGGCAAATGATAACTACCAAGCAAATCAACCAATTGACCGAGAGCTTTGGCATCCCGTAATCGTTCAGCGTTGTGATGAGATCAATGATCTACATTACACTCGCCGCAACCAAGAGGTGATCGATAGGGCCTTAAGCCGCATATTTACTGACGTTCTTAAGCGTGATTTGAAAGGCATTGAAGAAATCCTTAAGTGGATACCTAAGCACCGCTTACTAAGGTATATTGATTCTGAAACCGCAGCCGATCATTTGGTGCGAGTGTCTAACCCACTTGAGGTGCAATCGTGAAAACAGTCCTGCACGTTAACCAGCACAACATTCGAGCCAATAACAAAGGCGCGGATCTACCTGTATTGACTGTCAAAGATTATCGCCAGAATAGAAAATGTAATGAAGCGGTATTGAAAGACGACAACGGCATCATCATTGCAAGGCTTGTTTACAGTCCAAACAAACCTTTATCGTGTGGAGCCAAGGTGTGGCTCGAAACTGAACTTAACGTAGAAACTTTGGAGAGTTAAAATATGTTCTTTTTGTTTAAGATGTTTGCCCAATTAAAGCACGGCCCTGCCGCTGTCAAAGAGTTTGAAGAGCAGCAAAGACGGCCCTCTTTAAAGCAGCAATGGCGACCAAAGCAGAAAATAGCTAGACGTAGAAAATAGCCTGATTAAAAATTCCCCTTGCCCACTTCGGTGGGCTTTTTAATGCGCGTTTGCATTGTAGTTACAATACATCTATAATCTTTTAGTCGGCGGGCAAAGCTGGCCTTATTAACTAATTGGAGTAACGTTATGATGGATATCATGATAGTTGGTAAAAAGCGTAAAGATGGGAAGTATAAGGTTAAAACCTACTTCCAAGGTGCGCCAAACATGTTTGGTGGGCGCGACCATGGGCAGTGTTTCACTGGTCTAAAAACCCCTGAAAAGGTGTTTGCTTTATTAAATCACCCTGCTTTAGGAACAGCGTCCAATATGGATGCGTTCTATGCTTTGGAGGGCAACGGCGATGTGTAACACTTGCTCAACTAAATGCACGACTAAAGTCACCCAATATGTCCCACGAGGTTACGGGTATAAAGAGGTCGTTATGGATTGTGGTAACACGGGCTATAACGGCGATGAACTGCGATGCGAGCGGTGCGAGAACATCAAGCCATGGTATATCTGCGAATGCGGATCTGACATTAGCGAGTATGACTGCCCGAGGGGCTGCGGAGAGCAATGATGACTAATTTAACTTTGGCGTTAAAAAATAAAGACTATATGGCGTTTGATGACGCCACGTTGTTGCAGATAGCCGCGTTATTGGCTGAGTCTTCTAATAAGATCCAAACGTGGGCTTTTATCCAATCATGTTTAAACGAGTTGGTGGAGGCCCATGAAGAGGGTTTGACTGAGCAGATAGCTCAACAGGAACAAGACGAATTGTTTTACTAAACTAATTTGGAGTAACTTATGGAAATGTTAAAAAATGTGCGGGCATCTGACCTTGTTTTAGATCGGACTTTTAACCCCGCCGAAAGTCCAGATGTCGAGACTTTAAACAATGATTACCTTGCGGAATCCTGCGGATTGATTCCCGACTTTTTTGCTGATTTGATGCTAGAACTTGATGGCGATACTATCGATTTTAAAAATCCAAAATCAACTGAACTGGATCATATTGCCGAGACTATGAATACTATCTATGGAAGCGGTGGCTTTTACGATGGCTTTGGTGGCTCAATCGATGAGGATGGCTGTTATGTTAGCAAGTATTCTGAGGAGGAGCCCATGCCCCCATTTGCTCGATTCCGTTATGATCATTATGTTTGCTATGTTTACGATTGCGCCGTGACTGTCTTGTTTGATTTAGAGACTCGCCAAACTATTATTGGCCGCTTCGACTAGCCACTAGCCCCACTATACTAGCCCGCCATGTGCGGGCTTTTTTATGCGCGTTTACTTTGTCTCACAAATCATTTATTATATCTGTGTCGGCGGGCAAAGCCGACTAAAACTAACTATTTTGGAGTAACGTATGAAATTTATTAATACAGACCATCAGGCTGGTAATGATCATTGGGAATTGCGCGATGGCGATAATCAACCCGTTGAAATAGGGCGTATTGTTGAAAGTTCGCGCCGTCACTTAAACCCCGAAGAGGATCAACGATCCTTTCAATTAGAAGGCGGAACCTGCCCTCAACGTCCTAGCAGTAGTGGCAAGGTCAATGGCTTTTGGGTAGAGGATAGGGCTAGCGGTAACCCTGTCACTAATGGCGAATATTATCCCCAAGTGTTTGGTTTAGAATGGCATCAAGTATCTAAACCTGAGACTAAACCTGAGACCGAACCTGAGTCACCGAGCGGCCAGTTAATAGGCGTAATAATAACGGCGATGATCAATGATGGCATTAAAGCCGCGATAGGTGACCTGATTAAACTTGAGATCGACAAATTGCGGGAGGAGCTTGTGACCTCTATTGAGAACCTTGAAAACATTTTAGAGGATCAAGCCAGCGAATATTTAATTGCTGATGAACACGATTATGTGGAGTCAGACGATTTGGAGGATGCCATCAATTCTGAACTCGATTCTAGGTCATGGGATATCGACGATCATTCAAGCGAAATACAAGACCTAATGACTACTAGCCTTCAATCCGAAGTTCAAACCATTGTTCAGGATATGGTTCGAGAACGTGCTTTTATTGTCTCTTTAAATACAGAGTAAAGCTTAAGCATAACTAAACAGCCCGCCCCGTGCGGGCTTTTTTATGCGTGCTCGATTGTACTTTGTCTCACAAATCATTTATGATAACTTTGTTGGCGGGCAATGCTGACACAAACTAACTGTCTGGAGTGTTTAAAATGAACAATAGATTACTTAACGAACTGCAAAAACATCAACCCGAGCGGCCTTTAATAGAGCGTCACAATATAGAGCGGCAATTTGTGCCAGCCTATGTCGAAGCGTTAACACTGGCAACTTGTGCCCTTGTTATTATCGCGGGTATAACTTGGGGTGCTTTATAATGCTTAAGCTCATTTCTATCAGTGCAGCCTCGAAAACCCGTGGCATCGCCACTACTTATAGAGCAGGCGCGGGCGATCAATTTGGCACTTGTCCGAAAACGTGCGAGCTCAACCCCTCGGGCACTGGATCAAGTGAGATCGATCATCTATATTTTGATGCGCTACTGGCGGCCGTACCAAACAAGGGCGCGGCCTTTACTTATTGTCACTTCGACTATATTGAATGGTCTAATAAAGCCTTGCCACTATCTCCGCGTAAAACTGTCGTTAACTATTCCGCGCCGTCTCTTTATTCTGCAGCGGAATCAATGCGCGATGGTATCGCCGCGTGTGTCGTCGTTGCGCCTGACTACTGGCAAGCGGGCAATTCAAACAACTACGGCGGCCATCACGAGGGCCCTAGTATAATTGCGAGCGATAGTATTAAGGTTGTGCGATGTCCTGCAGAGTATAACGACCGC